GCGTATATGTTTAAAGGCCAGCAGAGATATTTATATGGGAGAAGAACTATTTGCTAGTTATGGTGAAGAATATTGGAATTGTTCCAGTAGAGAACATCTTTAATTTAAAAAAATTGAAAATATTATTTTATGAGTGTTATAAATATATTATTAATGGATGAAACCAAATTTATGAAGGAAATGAATAATGTATGTCAATTAATGTATGTAGATAAAGATACAATATATGATAAAGAAGCATTAAATAAAATATATGATGATGGGGCAAATGATGTACCCATGATATCTGGAAATAAAATGTATGACTTTTATTGTCATGATGAACAATTATTTCTATCTAAAATTTTAAAATATAGTTTTTATTCAGAAGATTATTTTGCATGTATTGAATATGACAATAGTATTATAAAACAACTATCGCCCAACATACAAATGATGTTTATCAGTGCATATATTTTAGACTACAGAGAAAATGAAAACGGTAATATTTTCATATCAGGAGAAAAAAGTTCTGATGATTATATTCTTAATAAATATATTACAACTGTTGATGATTTTTTCACACTTATTGATACGATCATATTATTATTTATTCCCATTACGCCTAAAAATCCATATAATATTTTTGATCATGATTTGGTAAAAAATGCATTATGTGATTTGACAAACAGTGATAGACCGATACTCACAACAACTAATATGGATATATTAAATAAGGTTGATATAAATAAAGTAAAATCTATTCAAGATATAAATAAAGTAACTGTGTTAGCATTGAATGCTGCTACAGAACAACTCGATAATATGATGTCAAAATAATTTATTTATTAGTTGAACCGAAACCACCTTCACCTCTCACTGTCTCACTCAATTCCTCGGTAAGGATAATGGGAAATGCTTTCTTATCATGCATACATAATTGAAATAGTTTACTACCTTTAACAATTGTATATGGCTCTTGACTAAAGTTTTTAACAGGTGCCATGATTTCACCACGATATCCAATATCAATAATTCCAACACCATTAGCTAACATTAATGGTGTCTTACTGATGGATGAACGAGCATACAATTCGTAACCATGATCTGTGAATGGTTGACATGCAATACCTAATCCAACCATTACCTTTTTGAATGGTTCTACGATTAAATCGTCATCACCACAATAATATAAATCATAACCAGAGTCACCACGAACAATTTGATCTTCATTTGTAGTATAATATTGTTTAGCATTAGAGTTCAAACATTTAACATATAATCCGGCGCTCATCTTGATATCGCATACGTTGTTACTCATCTTAATTATTTATCATTATGTCCACAACATATTGATAAATCAATTTTTTAATTACATGGTTTAGTTATGTAATAAAAAATAGTACCAACCAATAGACCGATAACATATGATTCGTTCACTTCCATGTTGAAATTGGTGTACGCTACTTTTTGTTCCTTTGTAACTAAATATGGTTCGATATCATATACTTTAGGATAATATTTGTAAATAAATATTGTGATCACTTGAATTAATAAAGAAAATACACAATAATTAATCTTTTGCCCTCTTCTATACATTGGCATAATGTAAATAAGACCAATTACTGATGCAATCAATAATGCTTTATAGTATAATGAAACATGTTCCTTTTTAACAATTTCATACATTTGTTTTTGCTCTATTGTTGTAAAAGTATCTGTAAATGTTCCAGATCTATAATTACTATATATAGCTAGAGCACCATATATTGATGCGGTATATAAAGCTAAAGATAGGAAACAAGGATCAAAAAATGCTAATTTAGACATAATATAATAATGATCCATATAATATTTGTGAAAAAAATTGAAATTTTAAATATTTAATGACCTGTGATATAAAGTTTGTAATGACGACTTTTCACGAATTCACAATTGATAACAAAACTGTTACAGCAACAAATGATATTGAGGAATGTGTATATGCTTATATGATGAGGGATGAACAAATGAATATTCCATTAATCAAGACCAAATCTTGGATTCTGAACAAGTTATTTCCCGGAACATCATTTGTTAAAAATTATGTTATTGATGAATGTAGAAAAGAATGTGAGAAAGTGATATCCGAATCACTATTAGAAGATCATACTATTGATTTTAATTTCACTGTTTCAATTGGTGAACGATTGACCAGACATAGAGAAAATCAAACGAGAAAACAACTATTGGACAATATTATGGATTGTGAAGAGTTTTATAGAGCATTAACATTGACTGAATTGAATTATTTGGGTCTTTAAAAATTGATTATTTTATTTATATGATTGAATGTAATAAATTTATAGAATATTTTTATAAATTTTTTTAGATTAGTTTAAAAATTGGGCGCTTAGTTACTGAAACCAAGACCGGCCATGCCTCCCATGACTCTGAAAACGTTGTAGTTAGGAGAGTAGATGTTGCACTTGGCAGCGTTATAGGGGGTAACAGTGACGGCAGTGGTGGCACCGGCAACCTGGACGTTAGCCTGGGTGATGAAATCGATGTGGATGGATGCGTTATCGATTCTGGACATGTTACAGGAGCCGGAAGGCTGGTGGGCAGTGGGGTTTAGGGCAAAAGAGATGGAGTTGAGGCCATCGCAAGGGGTAACCTTGTAGCACTGGTAAGACTGAACCATGTTGAAGTATAGACCGTCTCTCTTAGAAAGTCTCTCACTTCCGTTAAGCTGAACAAGGAGTTCCTTGACAGGGTTGACCTTTCCGTTGAGGAAGACACCGTAGTTGGTCCAGTCATTGACGGTGACATCGGAAGCAGCTAGGGCATCACTGGAAGATACGGTAGATCTGGTGGAGGTGTTTCCGTATAGAGCACCGGTGGTAAGCTCACTAACGGTACGGGAGATCATGTCATCGGACATGAGGTGTCCTAGGATCATAAGTCCGTCCTTGTCTAGGGGAGCAGCGTCACCGGATGAGATATCGGGGGCAGCGACCTTGGCGGCAGTGATAGCAGCAGACATGGTGGCACCGACACCGGAGATAGCCTCGTAAAGACCAGAGGTACCGACGGCACCCCAAGCCATGCAGATACGCTTGGTGGCATCAACCTTGGTCTGGTTCCAGTCGGTAGGGTTCCATGCCATGAACTTCTGTCCAGTGGTGAACTTATCCTGCTGGACGTTCACGTTAATAGCCTTACAGGGATGGTTGAAATCAAGTCTGAACTTCTGACTTTGGCTGGTGACAGACTCGCCACCGGCATACTGAACCTGCTCAATTAGGTACTCGTGAGAAGCCTGGGCGAACTTCTTACGCTCGACAGCTCCAAGGTACACGTAATCAACGAATAGAGAGCATCCACCCATAGATCCGGTAGCAGTGGAAGCGTTGGGACCGCAGACAAGCTGAGATAGGGGGTTGAACTCGACCTCGACACGGGTGTCGTGGTACTGGGTGGCAATAAGGGGGATGGCAAGACCATCGTGGTTGCAGCAGAAAAACTTGAGGGGAACGTAAAGAGTGGTCTCAAGGGTGCCTTCACCGGGGACGGTAAGAGCTTCGGTGTTTCCAATCATCTCGTTAATACCTCTATCGTGGGCAAAATCACGGTATAGCTCGTGCACAACGTTAAGCCAGTCACCGGTCTGCTTCTCAACAGCGGTACCACCAACGTTTAGCTCAAGGTTCTTGATCATGGCGTGACCGACACGGGGGCACCAACACTGACCAGCACCCAAGGCAGGGAGCTTTACTCTTAGGTACATCTTGGTAATAAGATCACCGTTTCTCTGGATATTACACACAACCTTCTTATTAAAATCACCGGTGCCGTTGAATACCTGTTCAATGGATTCGGTGGCGAAAATGGTATGGCGTCTGTAGACAGCCTTCCAGTTGGTAACTTGGGGTTTGACACTTAGGTAAGCATCCTGAGTTCCTCTAGCAATAACTTGAATTAATCCACCGGGCATTTTATATATACATTATGTAAAGATAATAAATTTTCAAAACCACAAAAAATATAAATAAATAATTTCTATAATGTTTTTCAACAATATTTAAAGCATTATAGTTAAATTTATACTAATAAGATGTCCACATTTAAAGATAAAAATATTAAATATAACAAAAATTGCCACAACGAAAAGAAATCCGTCCATTATAATATTATTGATGTGAAGCATATTGAGAAAATGGATAAAATTAAGAAAAAAGAAGACAATTTGCCAAACTTAAAACAAGAATGCGAAAAAGTTATAGCTGAATTAGCAAAAATATCTAACGAAAATACTTTGAAAATATATATTGAGGAATTAAAGTCCAAACGATTAAAATATTTATCTAAGATTGAGACAATTAAAAATACAAGCGACACTATTGTTGAAAAGAAGACAACTAAAAAACCGCCAAAACATATGATTGTCAGCGTTAGTGAAAAACAATTAACAACAAAGGAAAAACAATTATTAAAACAAGAAAAAATTGTTATTGGTATTGATGAACAATTAGCAATTACGACAAATATATATGAATTAAATTGTCATAAAAATACTTTGCGTGAAAGAAAAGACGAATTGGAAGAAGAAATATATAATATAGAAAATAATTTAGAAGAATTGGAATATTTTGATGGTACATATGATATATTACACGATTATTACAAAAAAGACGACGTAGAAGACAATCGTTGCATTGAAGTCAATAATATATGTGATTTATTTAAAGACAATGTATTAAATCAACAAGAAAATTCTTCAAAGAAAATATCTATAGCTGATAAATTTTTACAAACCATCAATGAAACTAAAAAACAAAAGAAAATTAATATTGGTAAAATTTGTTCCATATGTAAAATACCAAAAAGTCAAAATATACAAGAGGGAACATTTACATGTCATCAATGTGGTGAATGTGAAATGGCAATAATGGATTCAGATAAGCCATCATATAGAGATCCTACCACAGATATTAAATCTAACACATATAGAAGAGCAAATCACTGTAGTGAATTATTAAATCAAAGTCAAGGAAAAGAATCAACGGAAATAGAAGAAAGTTTATTTAATGATATTATTGCTGGTCTATATAGTATTGGTATTACAGATTTAGCATGTATTACCAAATCTGATATTAAAACAGTATTAACAAATTTAGATAAAACAAATAAAGTAGAACATGCAGTATATATCATAAATAAAATCAATGGTATTCCTGCCGAAACAATGTCTCACGAATTGAATGAAATAGTAAAACAAATGTTTGCTTTAGTAGAGGAAGCATGGTATATTTATAAAGAACCAAATAGAAAGAATTTCATGAATACAAAATATGTATTTCATAAAATATTCGAACTATTAGGAGAAGATGAAGAAGCTAACAAATGGTCATTATTAGCAGATGATAAATTGGGTAAACATGACGACTTATGGGAAAAAATATGCAATCATTGGAAGTGGGAGTATATTGCGACAATTTAATCACTGTCACTATCATTACTGTGATTTACTAAATATTTTTCTTCAATATAATATTCACCATAATAATTACATTCAACATCTTTTACATTTAAATTATGCGATGGTACACACATATGTTTCGTACGACCAATACCCACTTTGCGATCTATATATGTTATATGTCCAAGAATATAATTTATCAATGTAGACAATTCCGGTACCAAATATGGTATCATAGTTAGACAATAATCATACAAATTTTCATAATATGTGGCATTTATATTGATAAAATCATATGTGTGTATATTTTCTTGATATAAATCTACGGTGCATCGATATAAAATTAGTTTTTCAACATTAATATTTCTGAATGGTTCTTTAATTTTCAAATATTTTAATTTTAATGTAATCTTATTAGGAGAAGGTAACCATGTCCACAAATCATTAATATCATTATCAATTTCATCTAATATTTCATTATTATCGAGTTTAGCAAAATTCCTTATAAATATAAATATCTCTAATAATATCAAAATTAAAATTTAATTTATTTTTGATAAATAATTCTTTATTATGTTGGAACGATAATTTCAAATCAAATTTATTTATGACTTTTTTATTATATTGTTTAATTTTTCTAAAACATCGTAAAATATTATGACACATTTGTTTTGGACTCATATTATTGCACTTAATATAATTTTTTATAACTACATTATCTGTTAACATCAATTCACTAGCTATCGAAATTATTTCGTTAATGTTGTCCAAATAGTTGACATTATAATAATATTCATCCAATAATAGTTTAATGATTATTTCATATGCTATTCCACGATGTGACAAATCAATTCTATCGGAACATGGAAAAATTAGCATTTCGCTAAAATAACTTGATTTTCTTGCCAATGCATTCAAACTATATTCATTACTACCTATAAAGATGGTTTTATTCATTGTTATATTATGAGGAAGAATATTTAGGTTTCTTCAGCATAATTGACCCTAGTTGGGCAATCTCACACTCGGCCACATTAGGGTTGTGAGAATTTTTTATTTCCTATTCAAATTTATAACTACG